AGTATCACAGGTATCGTAACTAGAAACTAGGAGTTTGGATTATGGCTGTTCCGTTTATGTTTGTGGATGGTAATTTGACGCTGGTTCTTAATAATCAGAGTTATCAGGTGTTGCCAGATCATATCAACTATAAGTTGATTCTGGAAAGACTTCCTACTGCTACGGCAGATGAACTACTGGAAGTTGTTGATGTTCAGAAAGCTGTTGCTACTTTTAGCGATGGTCTTGTGGAGATCAAGAATGGACAAGTTCTCTACGAGGGTGAGGAAGTTCATGGTAGTATTAGTAAGCGTATTCTAGAGTTTATGAGCAAGGGATTGCCTTTTCAGCCCCTTGTTAATTTCCTGAATAATATCATGGAAAATCCAAGTATGCAGAGTCAGAAGGAACTGTATGATTTCTTGGAGCATGAGCATCTTCCCATTACTGAGGATGGTTTCTTTCTCGCTTATAAGGCTGTTCGTTCAGACTTTAAGGATAAGTATAGAGGAGTTTTTGACAACCGCGTTGGTCAGGTTTGCGAAATGCAAAGAGCAAAGGTTGACGATGATCGTGGTCGTGGTTGTTCTAATGGGCTTCATGCTGGAGCATTGAATTATGTTGCTAACTATGGTAGTCTGGAAGCTGGAGACCGTATCGTGATCGTTAAGATCAATCCCAAGGATGTAGTCAGTGTTCCAAGCGATTCTAATTGTGAAAAGCTTCGCACTTGTCGTTATGAGGTAGTTGGACAGTATGAGGGCGAATTGCTCAAGCCTCTTTACAAGGCCAATTTCAGTGAAGATGATTACGAAGATGATGAGGATGATTATCTGAATGATTATGATGAGAACTATTGGGATCAGTTTGACGATGAAGATGAAGATGAGGACGATCTTGATAGTGACGAAGAAGATGAGATGGATGATGAAGATGGGAGCAACGGTTTCTATAAGTAAAAAGCCAAGGTGGTGTTTGGAACTTGTAAGATAGTACCTATATAGTTTCTACTATAATACAATAACGGTTCGATTCCGTTACCATCTTTTTTAGATATTGCTTTTGATGGTAGTGTTTACTGTCCCAATATCAAAAATTGTAGATAGGAAGTTGGAAAAAAGGAAAACAAATGTTTAGCGATACTTTGGCTTTTAATCCGTTCGATAAGACTCATAGTGCTATTGGAACAAGAGATCAGATTACTTTACGAAATAAGTTTTTTGAGTCTTTGGGTAGTCAGCAGATTTTTTGCTATAATGGTGATCCTCGTAAGAAGATCAGTAGTATGAATCATACGGACAATCTTACTACTGTTGCTATTGCAAACGATAGTCAAGGTGCTGATGCTTACTTCTATGTTAATGGTGGACGCAAACAATATGCTATTAGCAGGATTCGTGCTTGTTTCGTTGATATGGATGCTGGACGAGATGCTAACGGTAGTTACTTTAAGCCTAGCATTGTTATGACAAAGAAGAAAGAGTTTTTAGCTAAGATCAATAGTTTTCCCGTAAAGCCAAGCTGGGTTATTGATACTCGTAATGGTTATCAGTGCTATTGGATTCTGGATCATAATACAAATAGTCCTCATAAGACTTATTGGAATGGTATTCAAAAGAAATTGGTAAACTATTTTGAGGGTGATGCCCGAGCTATCAAGATTAATCAGATTTATCGTATCCCATATACTTGGTGGAGAAAAGGCTGGGAAGGAAAGCAGTCTTACTTTACAAGTATTCTGTCGGGATCAACTGGCAATCCTGTAAATATTGAGCATCTTAAACAAGCTCTTGATGGTGTTTCTGCTGTTGTTAATCTTGTTGCTAATAAGACTAGTGATGAATGGTTTAAGGAATATTCCAAGGCTTATAAGAGGTCTGATGTTAGTGGAGTTCCAGTATCAGTTAATGTTGCTGCAACGATTGCAAATCAGATGAGAGCATCAAATCCTAAAGACTATAATAGTTCAGATTATTGTAAGCCTGTTTATGTTCATACTAAGAGTACAGTTTTTCAAAAAGCTTATGGTGATCCCGTGCCAGTATCTCCTGTTAGTGAGGACGATACAGACTCTCTTGATTCGCTTCCTGTTGACGCTGGAGGCGAGGATTTAGATCTTGACGGTTCCCAGACCAAGCTTTTAAAAACGGTCGTGGAGTTCCTTAATCAAGTCTCAACGCCTCTCTACTTTAGCAACAACAGATTCTTGTCTAATGCTGCCAAAGAACTAGCGTCTAAGATCAGTGATAAATTTTGTATAGGATAAATCATGCCACAAGAAGATGAAAATTATAACTATGATGATGATGACTACGATGATAGTAGTCAGGACAATTTAGAGAGTCAGTATAAAAAATACTTCAAGTTTGATCCCGATGCCTGGGATGCTTGGGGAAAAATGTTATACGAAACTTTAAATGACATAGTTGAATATCCTTCAAATGTATGGTATATTAACTCTAGCTTTCCTAAAGGTTCGTTACCTGTGAATGATTACTTCTCCAAATCAGGGAACTTCAAAAACTCTCTGTATTTGGGGAACAATCATTATAAAGAGCCTATCTATAAAACAAAATATTTTATTCATAATAAGCTGGATATTGAGTATAGAAATCACTTAGTAGCAAATGCTGTTCACTTTTTACAACAACCAAGTTACTATGAGGGACTGTTCGATATTCTAAACTAGAGGACAAGGATGTTACCAGCAACACTTTTATATTTAGCGATGTTTTTTAGTTCATTTACTGAAACTCCATATATAGCTTATGATTTAGCTACTCATATGAGCAAAGCACAAAGAATAGAATGGACAAAAATGAATGATGATTCTGGAAATGTAAGATTTACTATTACTTTTTATAAAATGCCAATAATGGCAGAACTTGGTTTCGAGAGAACTTTTGTAGACGAGCACAACAACTGCCAAACAGAGCTTAATAAGAAAAAATGACTACATACTTTGATATAAAGTTTAATAGACCAGAATACAATATGAGATGCTCTGGTATGGCTGAAGCTATTTCATACATAGAAAAAGCTCTGAATGAAGATAGGATTATAGCCGAAAAGATAATCGAAATAGATAATAAAACCGGTAGGACAGTAACCATTTACAAGCCCAATTTTTCTGTTAAACTCAAGTGGACAGAAATTCCTAAATATGAAGGAGAAACATTAGTGTCATGAATCAGGACAATGAACAGTGGTTTCTTATAAAAGATTTTGATGATTTTGTTGATCATGCTAGGTCTTTAGTCTTTAAGTTTTTTGGAGTAAGTAATGAGATGGCTAATGATCCATTATCTTCTTCATTGGCGATGCTAACAAAGGAAGAACTCTCAGAGATGGATGATACATTAACCCGTGATGAATCAGCGGTAATCATAAAAAATCATGCAAGAAAACAAATAAATAAGAAAACGAAAGAAACAAGATATTGTTTAAATGACAATGTTCTTCAAATAATTATAGAAGATCTTAATAGTAGAATGGTTAGTAATATTCTGAATGCTTTAGTTAATAAAGGAATATTGGATAGTGCATTTGATACTGATCAAAATGATTTTATCTTTTGGGTGAAAGAAGAAGATGATAGCAAACAAAATCAAAAACCTGAGACCAATTGACTTAGACCTGACGCTGGGGTATACTTGTCCTACCTGTTCTACTACTCATTGGGTTAGACTCAATCAAGCACAGTATGATAAATTTATCATAGTCTGTGACTGTAATACTATTTTAAAACCAAAGGTAGTAGAGGATGTAAAAATTCTTTACAAGAAGAAAAAAAATACCACTAATATCAAGTCAAACAGTAATAAAGATCAGGAAATTGATCCAAAAATACTAGAAACTTGTTGTAAGGCATTATTTTCTTATGGTTTTTCTAAGCAAGAAGCACAGGATTTGATTAAAAAAGCCTATATTACTTGTAAAAGCTTGGATTGTTCTACTCTAATAAAATTTTCGTTATCTAACTTTGGAGAAAAAAATGGCTAATACAATTAGACCTACTCGTTTTAGTGAAATTACTGGTCAGTCGGAAGTTATAACAAGACTAGGCATCATTGTGGCCGGTTGTAAAAACTCTGCTGGCGTGATGCCTCATGTTTTAATAGACGGCCCACCGGGGCTAGGAAAGACCACCATTGCTAGTGCTATAGCAACAGAGATGGGTGTGAATCTATATACTATCAACGGAGCAGGAGTCCGTAGTATCAAAAATATTCTACCATATATTATGGGTATCGAACCAAGGTCAGTATTGTTTATTGACGAAATTCATAGGCTTCCAAAAATTGTAGAAGAATTTCTCTATCCTGTGATGGAAGATTTTGTTCTGAATATCACAATCAAAGATGATGATGATAAAGAAAAACCAGAAACTATCGAACTTCCTATGTTCACAATTGTAGGAGCAACAACTAGTGGCGGTTCTTTAAGTCAACCATTTTATGATAGATTTCAAATTAAAGAGCATCTGTCGTTCTATAATGAGATTGAACTAGCTAAACTTGCAAGGTTGAATGCTGAAAAGCTTGGACTAATGATAAGCGATGAGGATTTATTAGAAATTGCCAAAAGGAGCAAGGGAACACCTAGAATTTTAAATGGTAGACTACAATGGTATAAGAACTGTGTTGCTTATTATACAGATAGGAAGCTCAGTGTTGATGATATTTTTGTTAATCAGGGGATTGATAAAGACGGGCTAGACGTGTATGATAAGATGTATTTAACAGTTCTATTAAAGAACAAAGGTTCTGCATTAGGTCTTAAAAGTATTTCATCATTGACTGGTATTGCTATAGAGACCATTGAAAATAGTATAGAGCCTTATCTTGTTAGAAAGGGTTTTGTTGTAAGAACTCAAAAGGGAAGGGTTATAGGCTCATATAAAAATGAATGAAATATCACTAATAATAAATACTCCAACAATAATTCTCTTCTCAATCACACTCCTAGCAATAGGGGTGTGTTTGTTTTTTATCGGCTATTTTATTGGAAAACAAGCAAGCTGCGGTGTATCTAATACTAATGGTTTAAGTAAACCGACTAATTTTTTTGATAATAATAAGGAAGAAAAGACAAAAATAGTAATTAATGATACTAAATTTGTCACAGAAATAAAGACTGATAATCTCGAAAAAAAATATGAGAACTTAGGAGAAATTAAACAGTCAACTGAGGATATTAGTGATTCAATCAATAAACTTAAGAATATGAAGAGGTGACTTATGGGTTGTGGTCTTGATGTTGGTACAAGTTATATTGTCTTATCTAGAGATTCTGGTAAAAATATAGTCTATAAAGATTTTAGAGACGCATTTTATATCATTAAACCAACAACTCCAGTAGCCACAAAAATGATTGAAAAAGGATTAGCTGGAAAAGTTTTTATTAAAGATAGTGATGGAGCATTTATCCTCTTAGGGAAGGATGCAATAGAGAAAGCAATCGAAAGAAATGACACAGCAAAAAGACCGATGTATAAAGGCGTTGTTTCTGCTAAAGAAAAAGATGCTAAACGTATTTTAGCCTTTATCTTAAAAGAAGTAGTAGGACAAGCCACAGAAGAAAATGAGAAATTAGTATTCTGTATTCCAGCACAACCTGTTGATCAAGAAGATGAAGATTTTGATGTTGGTTATCATGAAGATATAGTCAAGACTATTTTGGGCGAATGTGGATATTCTGCTAGAGCAATAAATGAAGCAGAGGCTTTGTGCTATGCTGAGTTAGAGGACACTGATTATACTGGAATAGCTGTAAGCTGTGGTGCTGGTATGACTAATGTTTGTGTAATGCTGAATGGTGAACCGACTGTAGTATTTAGTACAACAAAGAGTGGTGACTGGATTGATAGAATGAGTTCTGTAGCTACTGGAGAACCAGACAGTGTTGTTCAAGCCGAAAAAGAGAATGGAGGATTTACTATTGGTCAACCAAATGATAATCCTATTCTTGGCGCTGTCTCAGCATATTATGAAAGATTGATAGATTATACTACAAAGCAACTAAGTGCTGCTCTTACAAATCATAAATCATTACCAAAATTTAAAGATCCCATAACAGTAGTAGTTGCTGGAGGGACTTCACAAGCTAATGGATATATCGAATTATTTGCATCAAAACTTCAAGAGAACGGATTTCCATTAACTATTAAGACTGTCAAGCACGCGGCAGACCCTTTACATGCGGTAGCAAAAGGATGCTTAATTGCAGCAAAGGTGTTATGAGTGTTTAACTTTCTGAATAAACTCAGATATGCTGTTAGATCACCAAAATGGCAAACAGTAAGAAAAAATCATCTTAAAAATAATCCATGTTGTATTGCTTGTGGTAGAGATACAAAATTAGAAGTACATCATAAGATCCCAGTTCATATTAGTCCTGAACTAGAATTAGATCCATCAAATCTTGTTACTTTATGCTCTACTCCATGTCATCTTTTATTTGGTCATTTAATGAATTTTAAAAGCTATAATAAAATGGTTATAGAAGATTGTGCGGTGTATTTAAATAGGGTTAAAAATAGACCCTAATACCAATCTCTTCTCTCTGCCCAAAAGGAGTTATTAATGAAAATACTCACTTTAATTATGGGCATCTTTCTCTTTGTTTCTTTATCTTTTGCTGGTACGATTGATCCAAATACTCCAGATTCTAAATATTTAGAATATGGAGAAAAATTTGAGCATACCGTGAAGCTCTGTTGTTTTGATGGCGTAGGATTATCTTGTGGATCAGCCGTTATTATTGATTCTCATTGGATTATAACTGCTGCACATGTTGTCGATAATTGTCAAACATGGACAGTCACAATCAAAGAAGAAACATATGAGTTATCTAAAGTATTTTTAAATCCAAATTATAAAACAGATGTATTTGGATATTATGATATTGCTTTAGGGTATAGTGAAAAAGCATTTGCATTTGATAAGTATCCTGAATTGTATGAATCTAGTGATGAGATTGGTAAGATATGCTGTATGGCAGGATGGGGTAATACTGGGGATTTTAATACTGGTGCAAATACGAGTGATAAAAAACGTAGGGGTGGTTCAAATTATATCGATTCAATACAACGTAATGTACTCGTTTGCTCTCCATCTAGAAGGCAAGAGAAGTTCACAGAGCTTGAGTTTTTAATTGCTAGTGGTGACAGTGGGGGTGGTCTTTTTATAGATGGAAAGCTCGCCGGTATCCATTCTTCTGTGATGGCTAAAGATGGAAAACCTAATGGAACATATACAGATCAAAGTTGTCATAGTAGAGTTAGTACATATATAAAATGGATAAGAGAAACAATGGAGAGTTGTAATGAAGAGAAGGAATAAAAATGAATGTAGTCTGTTGCCATATATTAGAGAAGATGTGTTTGGGCTATCTCCCAAAGATCCTCAAGTATTAGGATGGGAAATTAAAAAATTTAATATACAATCTCAATGGAAATGTTCTAATGGAGAAGGCGTAAGGATTGCGGTAATAGATACTGGATGTGATTTGGACCATCCAGATATTAAAGATAATCTTTTACAAGGTATAAATTTTGTGGAGCCAGGAAAAGACCCTGTTGATCGTTCCGGTCACGGCACGCACACTGCTGGAACCATAGCAGCAACGAATAATGGTTTAGGAATGGTTGGAGTGGCACCAAAAGCAAAAATTATACCAATTAAATCACTAAACGATAAGGGGAATGGAAATTTAAATGACGTAGTGAAGGGTATAGTGTGGGCAGCAGATAATCGTGCAGATTTTATTTCTATGTCTTTAGGATCACCACAAAACTCAAAAGCAATCGAAGAAGCAGTCAGATATGCTTCTTCTAAAGGAGTAATAATCTTCTGTGCTGCTGGAAATTCTGGTCCAGATTCAGAGATCATGTACCCAGCTAGATATGAAGAAACAATAAGCACAGCAGCAATAGACGAAAATTTAAATCGTACAAATTTTAGTTGTAGTGGAGAAAGCTTGGATTTTCTTGCTCCGGGACATAATATACTGAGTTGTGTTCCCAATGACTCTTATGCTATAATGTCTGGTACAAGTATGAGTAGTCCATTCGTTGTTGGGTGTGCTGCTCTTCTTTTGTCTTTCAATAGACAAACAAAAAAATACACACTAAATAATAAAGATGACTATCTTAAAGTATTAGGGTCTATGTGCAATAATATTGCAAATCCTAGTTTCAGATCAAAAAGATATCAAGGATATGGGATTCTAAATTTTAGAATCTGTTAGATATGCGCTTATGCTGATTTAGTTTTTGTTCACGCTGTCTTAACTGCATCATTTGCCAGTCATGCAACTCAAATAGTCCAGGATACATTTTTCTATTACGAGGAGTATCTGGAATAGGATCAAAATCATTTGGTAAAGCGAATCCAGGATAGTAGTATCTGGTGTCAAAAGGATTGAAATCTGAAAAAGGATTACCATACTCAGGTTTCGATATTGTATGCTGTTGAGAATAAGCTGTTGTCATAGTCAAGAACATTAATAGAGTCAGCAAAATTTTATACATATCCAAGTTCCTTTGTAGAATTTGATGGGACACAAACTATTATATCTTGAGACCACATGGAGAGAACAGAATTATTTTTTGTTGTCTACATTGATTAATTACACTATAGGACAACGTATAAGATATTATGATAGATTATTTAATAGTAGGATCAGGATTATTCGGATGTTGTTTTGCTGAACAGGCCAAAAAGAATAAAAAATCTTGTATGATTATTGAGAAAAGAAAACATCCATTTGGAAATTGTTATACAGAAAGAGTGGGTGGGATAGACGTGCATAAATATGGACCCCATATATTTCATACTTCTAGTGAGATGGTATGGCAATACATAAATCAGTTTACGGAATTTAATAGCTATATTAATAGACCAAAAGTAAATTATGATGGAAAAATTTATTCATTTCCAGTCAATTTATTCACGCTATATCAATTATGGGGTGTTACAACACCAAGTGAAGCAAAAGATAGGCTTGAAAAAGAAAAAATAAAAATCAATAATCCAATAAATCTTGAAGAATGGATATTGAGTCAGGTAGGGGAGGAGATATATCATAAATTCATATATGGATATACAAAGAAACAATGGAATACAGACCCTAAAAATCTACCAACATTTATTATCAAAAGACTCCCAATACGATTGAATTTTGACGATAATTATTTTAATGATAAATATCAAGGAATCCCATTGAACGGATACTCTGATATGATGCACAATATGACTGATGGGATAGAGATATTATTAGAGAACGATTACCTAAAAAATAGAGAATATTGGAATAGTCTAGCTAAGACAATAGTTTATACTGGGGCGATTGATGAGTTCTATGATTATGAATTTGGAATATTAGACTATCGTAGTTTGAGATTTGAAACAACATCAATAGCAAATTGTGACTTTCAGGGAAATGCTATAGTCAACTACACAGATGAGAAGGTTCCATTTACAAGGATAGTAGAGCACAAGCATTTTTCAAATAGATCTAATGATAATACTATTATTACAAAAGAATATAGTCAGGACTGGTCTGTGACCCTTGATAGATTCTATCCAATAAATAATTCTAAAAATAATGAGTTATATGAAAAATACAAGAAGATAAATCATGGTTCAAAATTTATATTTGGTGGAAGATTAGCAGAGTATAAATACTATGATATGCACCAGATAATAGGATCATCATTACATAAATATAAAGAGTATAATAATTAACATTAGTCAGCTAATTCTATAAAACCATTATTCCATTTGGTTGGAATTTGGATCCATTCATCTAGATAAATATCTCTTTCATAATGACCTCTACTATGAACTCCTGGGCCAAACCATGTGCTGGGAGCTACTGTAATGCTTCCCTCTTTTTGTCCTAAAAATGCACCCCACCAAGAGAATGTGGAGTTTGAAATAATAAAATTTTTACACAAACTAAGAAGCCATAAAGCACGAAGTTCTGTGTATTCTACAAATTTTACATTATCTATATGAAGAAATTCTTTACACCAAGGAAGATTATCGCTTATGATATATACATATTCTTTATTTGGAATATATTCTAATGCTTTATAGATAAATTCTTCTGTAACAACTGGATGATTTTCTGGTTGAGATAAGTAGTCTTCTCCTCTTCTGACATTGATAGCGGTAACATTATTTGATTGTAGTTCTGGATAATCTATTAAGCATTTATCTATAAATTCTTGAGTAGGAGAAAAAAGTTTTTTAATTTGTTGTTTATTTTTTTGAAAATATTTTTCACTCTGATAGTATCCAGAAAAAATAGTAACTTTATTATCTGCTGGATAAATAGGAGTATAATGAAAAGTAGACTCAACAGATACTGTATCATATTTTTTTCTTAAATCATCTATAGTGCCATTAAAAAAATTAATATTTCTAAATACACTATCTTTGAACTGAATAACGTCGGTTCCAATAAGAGGATATAAATAGTCTCTTTGATGAGTAATGGCTTGAGAATATCCATGAGCTATTTGAAACATTAAATTTCCAAGTCTTCCTACTAAAGAGCTTGTTATAAAATTTTTAGATAAATTATTTTCCATATAGTATGCTATTGCAGTATTCTCTAAAAAGTTCTTGTGGACTAATATTGTCAAATAGTTTTTCTGAAATTCTTATTTGGAAGTTATGATATGTATCACTATCATATTCTGTTCCCCAACCCCAGCCAAATTTGGGATAGCCAAAACTACCATCGTAATTCCAAATTGTTGGTTTATTCCACCCTGATTTATTTATTTTTGTAGGATAAGAGTATATTACATTTACTCCTCTTTTTTCATTTTCTCTAGTAAAAACTTCTCCTACATCAGCTTCTAAAATATGTCCATCCGGATTAGGATAAACATTATAGCCAAAAGATTTATGCCTAGCTTCTTCATAAACCTTGCGACTAAAATTACAAAACATAGGACCGACATATGGAGGAGATTTAATAGTATTTTCTTCTAAGCTATGAGTACATTGAACATTTCCATAGAGAGTATTACCATTTTCTATTTTTTTTAGAGCATTCGCAATAACATTGCGATTTAATGGAATACAGTCAACATCGAAAATAGATACAAAGTCCCATGTCTTATCTATAATATTTGTTAAATAATTATCTATTGCAGTGTCGTGTTGAACACCTACAGGAAATTTATATTGCTCAAACTCTATATCAAAATGATTAAAAATTTTTCTCTGCAATTCTGCTATATCTGGAGGCAATACGTCATTATAAAATGATACGATTATATGTTTCATAAATTTATACTTTATATTAATATAGCTTATTAATTGGTTTATTTATATAGCCCCTAGTATAGTCTTCCAAACCAGCAGATACTCCACCGTTTAGATCGCTAGGTCTATGCTCATATTGAACTACAGCTAGTGGATAGGTGACGTATTTGGTAAAATAAGGAATGCCATAATGTACTTCTCCAGCAAACCAACCGTCAATTGCTGCTCCTCCACCTTCGTTCCATCTCCATCCCTCTATAACTTTTTTCATACCTTCTCTACTGTATCCTATAGCATGAGTAGTTAATAGATTATTTTGTTTTAATAGATTCTTACCAACTAAATTAAGTTCATGATCTAGTAACATTCCACCTAAATAAATCATATGCCAATCATTGATATTAGAAAGTGTATCTAGTGAACTTTCAACATATTCCAATGTATCATCTAAAAAATAAGCATCATCTTCAAATACTAGAACATTGTTGTATCCTAAATCATATGCTTTTTTAATAACTGTAACTAAACTTCTTCCACAAGCCTGATGTGTAGTTAAATAATTAAAATCAGACTTATCTCCATGATAGAAAGCCGGAAATCTTTCAAAAAATGATTCGAGACCGACTTTTGACATATCATTAAGAAAGCATTCTTTTCTTTCTGGTCTTTTGTCAAGATTGACATAATATCCTTTTTCAAAAAAATCACTAATTTTCATATAGTGTCCTTATTTCTTTTTTGTATCTATCTAACCAGAAATCATCACACATACCAGTATATTTAATATCTCCAATATCATTTTCTAAACCACATCTTTGACTTACACATAATGGATACACCATATATTTTTCTGTAAAGGCACTAGAAAAATGAGAATCAAGGTGATTGAAATCTTTTTCTTTAGCTTTTTCTAGAATAGAATCAAAAATAGTATGATTTAGCAATACGGCGTGATTAGCTATAGACTCATTTATTTTAACTAAATTGGGGGCTACCATATTTAAATAGGTATCTCTATCTCCAGGATTTGTTCCTAAATATAGAATTTGCCAATCTGGTATATTTTTTAATCCTTGTATAGCCGTATTAATAATGTGTAATGGATCATATCCTCCATCCGTATAAAATTTGGCATCATCTTCAAAGTATAGAATATTATTCAGTTTTTTTTGTTTAGCGTATTCTATAATAGCAATTTGTGCATATGTGCATCCTCTGGCGTATGCTTCATGAGGATAGGTGTTTGTCTCTTCTCTTAACTGATAACCTAACTCGTGTGGATAAATTCCTCTTGATCTTTTGACAAATCTATTTATTCCTATTTCAGTAAAATGATCTATTAGTATCTTATTTTTATCTGTCCTATGATCTAGATTAATATAGAATGCTTCATCTACAAAATCAAATAGTTTTTCCATAATAGTATTAATTACTTAATTCAAAGAAAAAATTACTCCACATTTGTCCAACTTTATTTACACTGAAAGAATCCATAACGAAGTCTTTACTTTTCAGACGAAGGCTATTTTTAATATCTGGATTAGATTCTAAGAATAATATTTTATTAACAATATTATCTATATTATCTCTAAAAGAACCTTCTAGATCTTTTGAGAGTGATTCTTTTTGCATCGTCTCTGCATTTTTGTCCTTTGGAAAATCTATCCATGCACAATACTCTCCAAAAATATCAGGTAAGGCACCTAGAGGATATGTTATTGGAATAACACCCAAGGCCAATGCTTCAGCAACAACACAGGAAAACGTATCTTTATGAACATCTTGGTAAGGAGTATATAAAGGATAAACAAAATACTCACTTTCGGCTAAGTGTTTGAAGAGAGTATACTTATCAACCCCATTATGCATATGAAAGAACATATCTTTATGATCATGAATAACCATTAAATAATCAAAAGCATGAAATTCTTTATCTTGAAAATCTAATCTTCTGACAGCTTCAAGCGCTACATTTCCTCCTCTTGGCCAAGAGGCATGGAAGATAAATTTGTGTGGTTTTTTCTCTATATTTTCATTCAATACTTGTGTTATAATATCATCAGCAATAGGATTAGGAATTAGTGTCCTATATGTCTTATTATATATCGCAGATGCGTGTTTTATAGTTCCGTCATTCATTTGACTTTCCCAATTTGATATATTAACAAATCCAAGATTTAGATTATTAGTTTTACAATATTCTATTGCTTCTCCTATGCCATATATCCATTGCATGTGACACCAGTATACAATAGCTTTTGTTATTTTAATTGGAAGACTTTTATAGTCTTGAAACCATAAGCTATTTACAAGGATATCAAATTCTTTATTTTCGATATAGTTAAATTCTATATCAGTATATTGTACTCCTCTTATTTTATCTCCTTTAGGAAAAAACTTACCTTCATATGCATATTTTTGTTCTAATGCAGGCTCTAGTTTGTCTGTGGCTATTACCACATCGTGTCCTTGTGACGCAAGATACTCTGCTACTAAAATAGTACTAGTGTCAGTCCCCGAGCCGCCTCCTCCTCCATATCTTAGAGTATCTCCATTGAGATAATTACTTCTTCTGCTATTACCTATTAAAACAAATGCGATTCTCATATTATAAACCTATTGTTAGATTTGTTTCTCGTATCTTTCGCTCCATTGCTTATCTTTATCAAAAAGATACATAACAATTTTGTCTGGTTTATCTTGAGAATAAAAACTAGCTAGATATCTATTATTGATTAATTTAACATACTCTGGGGAATCTGAGATATTAAAGTCTTTTCTAAAAAGTTCTTTGCCAGAATTATTATGCAGTGAGAATGTTAGGAAGTCGGGGTTTTGAGCATTAAACTTCTTAAAAAACTCAGTGTCCCACTCGCAATTTATATCATATTTATGTGAGATAAAACCATTTTCCCAATCACTAGGATTAGGGGGCTCATTAACCTGTAATGTATAATCTTGTATTCTGCATTTTTTGAAGTCAAATCCTCCAAAAACTTCATAATCATGTAGGGTTCTCTTATTTCCTAATCCATAAATACCCATATCTATGCCATGATCTTCTTGTCCAAATAATTGACGAGTTTTTTTACGAGCATAAATATCTCTTTCTCCACTAGTTTTTTTAGTTTGTGATACAGTTCCGTGATCTTCCCAGTGTTTTGGTCTATTATTTCTAGTATATTCATGCCAAATATATTGTCTATAAGGACTATAGAAATCATATCCGTGAGTAAAAGCACGAACACTTAATGTTGTTTCTTCAGTATATCCTCCAAAATAAATATCTGGATCATAAGGAACATCACTAATAAATTCGCTTTCAGCTAGTAAAAAGTGACCACTTATAGTTCTGCCTCTTATTACTTTTGATCTTTGTTTATAGTCTCCAATATAATATGGTCTACTCATTAAAAGACTATCATAACTAAACTCATATTGACTCATTAAGCATGGGGCTAGATCGTATTTCTCTTGTTCTGGTTGAAATGGAGTTAAATATGTTGTCAAAATAGGTTTTTCGCATAAAGATTTTGCTTGATTAAAATCCTCCAACATCATTTGATCCCAGTTATAATCGAATCTATGGTGACTATCTAACTGTAATACAAGAGCCTCACCATCATAAAGCGTATTTGTAATCGCTCTTGCCCACCCAAGCCCCTGACTTTCATTATAATGATGTTTGCTTACCCTGAATCTAGAATCATTATCATATCTATTTATGTCTTCTGTCTCGTCATGTTGCCAGCATATGCCGAAAGTGAATTGTTCAGGATCCTTAGCTTTCTTTAACATATCATCAATGGTGATAGTCAATTGTGGATCTCTATACGAAGCTAACTCAACGAATATTTTATTGGACATTGTGTGTATATAACCCTAGAAGGTATAAGATAATCTGCACCGGCTGCATAATATTAACTAGGTTACTTCAGGCTTGCAATGAGGTAAATTTTTATTTTTTTTCTTGACTTTGTGATCGCTAGAGATATCATAAGTTAGACATGACACAAAACACTCAAAATAATATGAAAGACGACTCAGGAAACCGAAAAGATTTTCGCAGAGAGAATCTAAATAAAAAGAAATTCTTGGATAAAAAGCAACAAGAAGAAGAAAGAGTTGCTGAATCAAAAAGAAAACAAGAATTTAGACAAAAAAAACAAGAAATTGACGAAGAAGAGTGGGAAAATTGGGAGAGATTTTATAATAGATAATTATGCCAAACTATATTGAAGAATTAGATAATGGTGAATCATTTATATTAGACAATAGTAAGTTAGTAGTAACTTGCGATCATAAGTCTAATGGTAATAGATTATGTATAGATTTAAAAACAGGATCATCCAGATGGCTATCAGGGAATACTATAATAGATAAAGTTCAACTTTTTACTTTAGACAAAGATAATAACCTTATAGCCATAAAAGAAACAATTAAAGATGATCTTTCTAAGAATTCAAATATTCCTTAAATCTTTGTTTTTCCACGTATGGGCTGGGTTTCCAAAAAGCACCCAATCTGAAATTTTACAAAGATTCTCTATTTGCCAACAGTGTGAGGAATTCAATTCGATCAAAAAAGAATGTTCTATTTGCGGATGTAATATAAACACAAAAAAAAGATTCCTAAACAAATTAGCATGGGCCGATCAAGAATGTCCAATAGGGAAATGGGGCAAAATAGGAGCAAATAATGATAACCAAAACAAATAAAAATAGCTATATTCTAACCAATAATGACTTATTCGAATCTATTGAGAAGAGAATATCTGCAGGTCACATGGGATCAACAATTTTTGTCCCACACGTATGCAATAATATTGATTTGTTTGGTGCAGGTTTTGCATCACAGACTGCCGATCACTATCCAGACGTAAAGACTAATTATCATTTATTGGGAAAAACCTTTCTTAAAAATAATCTTGGTCATTCTCAGATCTTAAAAGTTAAAGAAGATTCAAAATATAGACATAAACTATATTTTGTTAATATGATTTCTCAGAATGGCATCAGAAACAATTCTAATAATCGTCCATTAAACTACGCTGCATTAGTTAAGAGCATGATTACGCTATCTTCTTTTATACAGAATAACACTGGCTTCGCTAACAAATCAGAAAATATTGAAATTCATGCTCCTAAATTTGGTAGTGGACTAGCTGGTGGAAACTGGAATTTTATCAGCGATTTAATAGATGATATCTGGGGAAGATATACTGTCTTTATCTATAATTACAAGAAGTAATTCAAAAAAACTAAATATCTAAAAACAAACTAAAAGATAATGAATACTCTAGTTAAATCAGCAATAGATAAAGAATTACAAAACTTTAAGACGTTTGAGGATAATGAATTAAACTCACTAGACAACGAATGCGTCTTTCTGTTAAAAGAGTCTGGTGGTATTAGGGTAATAACCAAACCAGGATTATCCCAAGGAACACTACAAAGACTACAGTTGATAATGCCATATATCGGTCCATCTATGGATAAATATGTTCCAATAGATAACGGAATTCTTTTATGCTTAAATGATTTATTATCTGTATCTTATAACAAAAAATTCCCAGTCCTATGTCTATGCAAAACTAAAGATGCTAATGGAGTATTAATTCCAAATATTGATTTTTTTAGTAGAATATTATTTCATAATCTTAATTTAGCAAAAAAAGATATTGAATTTCAAAAGAAAAATGATAGTTCAATTTTTATAGGAGCTTCGACTGGAAGTCTAGAAAATAATACAAGAGTAAAGTATAGCATATCATGCATTGATAATATTAAACATAAAGGATATATCTGTCCATTATTACAGCATACTCATTCCGAATGGATAGAGCGATATCCTCTAATTGAGTCTACTCTACACGATCCAATAACTGTTAATAGTCAACTAGAAAATAAAATTCTAGTAAATATAGACGGCAATACTTTATGCTGGAGTAGGCTGTATTGGCAAATGATGTCAAATTCTATACCTGTATACATAAATCCATCAGAAAATCATTTCCAATTGTTTGACCACATACCAGCAGATAACTGCTATATGAAAAGTTCACTAGATGATTGTTTTTCTATTCATGAATATATCTTGGATCCAAAAAATCTTGATCATGTATCTGAGATAGTAAATAATGGGAAAAATTATTGTGAGTCTATATTTTCTGACTTTTTGATAAATCCAGAAGAGTTTTTACGCTCTATAATTGATAAAATCATTTCGGGTTTATTTATAAAATCCTAATTATAGTAGTTCTTTTCAGTAATTTATTGTCCCGCCTTGACTTCCTCATTCATTCATTGTAAAATACTACCGAGGTAACCAGTGATAGATTCGATCAAAATAAATAACCAGAATATCTTTTTTATAGATAGTGAGGATCCAGTTATTTCCTATCTAAAATCTGGACATCTTTTTGGATACAATAACTGGTTGCTTCTAAACGAATTTATATTAGAGAATGACGATGAGTCATATGTTGTTGATTGTGGCGCTCACATAGGAACATTCTCTTTTGTTCCATCTATGTTCTATAATCAAAAAATGATTCTAATAGATGGAGCGCCAGATAATGTCTCATGCTTACAGAAAACTTTCGAAAATAAACAGAATGTAGAAATACACAATAAGATCCTGTTAGATAGTAATAAAAAATGTAATTTTAGTTCCCAGTACGGACCATTTGGTTCTGCGTTACAAGATGATACTGGATCAGACGAATCTACTACCTTAGACTCTTTAGTTGGAGACAGAAAAGTTTCCGCCATAAAATATGATATTGAAGGAAATGAGCCAGAAGCACTAATTGGTTCAATAAAAACACTAGAAGCAAATAAGCCCCCATTACTTATCGAAGTAAATGGGCACTGCTTAAGACTTCATAAAAAATTACCAAAAGATCTATTCGATGTACTTGACAACTTAAACTATCTTTACTTTATCAAGAATAATAATAGTTTGATTAGTATAGATAAAAATGAGATTTTCCCATTCTGTGTATTTGATGTAGTTTGTATTCATAAAGACAACGAAAAATTTTACACACACTTATTCGATATGGCTTCTCCAATGAATATAGAAAATCTTATTCATATAGCAAAACAGAATTATATAGCCAGTAACGAAGATTGTAAAAGGTATTTTGACACCCTAAATTTGGAGTAATTATGGAAATCATTTTACTATTTTTTTTAATGCTTTCAATAGGTTTGGGAATAATGCATGGATTAAGATCTGTTAAACAAGCCAAAAGTAATCCATTATTTGCAGTTAAACCATCTAATAGCTTATTTACTTTCTTATTCTTAGACTAAATTTTATGAAACAATTAAATATCGAATACTTTATATTATCATTAATGACAGAAGAAAGAATGTCTATTATTAATCAAAATATTCAAAAATTTCCTTATATCAAAATATTCAAATCTATCAATGGATATAATAAAGAAGAAACAATTCAAGAATATAGAGATTCAGGACTCCAATATAGAAGTCTAGATCATGATTTTGAAACATATGGAACATTAGCAAATTTTTTAACTAAGTACAATATATTACAATATCAAGTTGAAAAAAATATTCCCTATCTATGTTTTTTAGAAGATGACCTAGTACTAGGTACTAATTTTATTACATACACAGAGCAACTAACACAATTATTTCATAATGATTATATTAAAATCCTAAGACTAGGAGAATGGGGAGAAGGATATATAACAAATCTTAATGGGGCTAAATTTATTGTAGAAAATATTAAGAATAATGGAATAATACGCAATATAGACAACCAATTAAGATACCATTCTGGCACAGAACTATATTGTTATGATACTCCATGGGAATTAGTTATACCAACAAACGAGGGAGATTGTTTAAAAACAGAGAAGATAGTCTCATCTGATCTTAACTCTATAAAACATATCTATCATCAACCACAATTTGGTGAAGATTGGTTTGATTACAAAAATGTATATGACTATTTTACCAGAATAATTAGAGATGGTGGTCATATAGTAGAAGTTGGAAGCTGGAAAGGTAAAAGTTCTTCTTATCTAGCTGTTAATATTATGAATACTAATAAAAAAATTAAATTCGACTGTATTGATACATGGAAAGGCTCAAATGAGAGTCAGCATATTAATGACCAATATGTTAAGAGCGATACATTGTATGATTTATTTTTAGATAACATAAAACCAGTAGGTAGTGTCATTAATCCCATTCGCATGACCTCAATAGAGGCATCACAACTATATAAAGATAATTCTATTGATATTGTATTTTTAGATGCTTGTCACGAATACGAATGTCTTATCCAAGATATCAAAGCATGGTTGCCAAAGATTAAAAAAGGAGGAATTATTGGTGGACATGATTATACTCCAAGTTGGCCAGGAGTAATGAGAGCAGTAGATGAATCTTTCGAAAATAAAAAAATAGTCAAAATACCAGAATGTTCTTCATGGATATACTATAACTAATAAATTACTATGAATAGACTTAAAAATCAACGAGTATACTTAGCCGGTGCTATGGACAGAGTTGCAGATAGGGGTGCCACATGGAGAGATAATATAACTCCGTTTCTTACAAATCTAGGAATAGAAGTTTTTAATCCCATAAGTAAACCATCTAATATAGGATTAGAAGATTATGATGTTCATGCTATTAAAACCAAACTCAAAGCAAAAGAAAATTACGATGAACTCTCTTCCATGATGAAGACCATACGAGCAGTAGATTTAAGATTAGTAGATATCAGTGACTTTATGATAGTTAATCTTGATCTTGACGTACATCCTTGCGGAACTCTAGAAGAAATTTTTTGGGCAAACAGACAGAAAAAACCTATTATAGTGCATATGGTACAAGGTAAAAAACAAACTCCGGATTGGCTATTTGGAACAATTCCTCATCAAATGATTTTTTCTACATGGGAAGAAATTAAGTCATATTTAGATCATATTAATTGTTCAGAAAATATAGACTCCTATAAAAGATGGTATTTCTTTTCGGTATAATAATGCCAAAATACTATGTTAAGTCCGGAAATTTAAAATTTATCATAGACTGCGGCGATCATAATGCTGCGATAGTCTCGGCTATAAAAAGATACAAAGGTAGGGGACTGATGCTCGGTCCAAAAATATGCGTAAGCGAACAAGGATTTGAAGACTTCAGAAGTTGGACCTGCTATGACTCAGATACTTATCTTAACAAAGAATAATTCACATATAACCATACGGTAGTATACAAAGGATTTAATTTTATGAAGATTTCTATAATTGGACTATGGAGAGACTCCGAGAAATACATATCACAGTCTCTTGAGAACATAGAATCACTAGCGTCTATACCTGATACTAGTTTTGATTTTTATTTTTATGAGAACGACTCAAAGGATAATACGAGAAATATTCTCAAAAATTGGTTATCAGATAAGGATGGAGAACTATGTAGTGAAAATTTGAATTCTCCAAAATTTGGATCAGTAGCAAATATAGAGAGACTGGTACTTCTTTCTCATTATAGAAATAAGCTCTTGCCACTAATTCAAAAAACTAATTCAGAATTTACTCTGATGATAGACACAGACGTTTTCTTTAATAAGAATGATTTTCTTGAACTACTAAGTAATATCAAATCTCTTGATAAGTGTGTGATGACGGTTTCTAATATTAGGCAGTCCGAAATATCCGATCTAATGTTTAAGGAAACTTCTGATGCTTTTTATGATGTTTTTGCATTTAGAGATAAGTATAATAATAATGGACTATATTTTACCAACTGTCCTTTAATATTGAATGAGGATAGAGAAAAATGGTATAATCAAGAACCAGTACGTATCATGTCTGGCTTTAGTGGTTTTTCACTAATCAAAACAAATGTTCTTAAAAACTGTAAATGGTCAACATCACAACATTCAGAACATGTTAATTTTTGTCTTGATGTAAATAGGTATGGAGACATATACTTTGTACCAAAGTCTAGACCAACCACACATTGCGACATTTCTTCTATTTCCATAGAAAGATGCAGTCACTTCGCCCAACAACAAATAAAAATGATGGAGGATATTAACAATATTTATCAGACATCAATGTCCTTGAATAAATAAGATACACTATGCAAAAAATAATTAATGAAATTAAATTGGATTTTGATGATGTATTAATTAGACCTAAACGATCAACATTATCCAGCAGATCTGAAGTTTGTCTAGTAAGAGACTTCCATTTCAAAAACTCACCCAGAAAATTTTCGTCCATACCCATTATAGTAGCAAATATGGATACTACTGGTACATTTAGTATGGCAAATGTTGTTTGTGAAAATCAAGCAATGGTAGCTCTTCATAAACATTATAAACCAGATGAATTAATACAATATTATTGTAATACTACTAATGATCATAAAGAATTGACATTCTATTCGACAGGAACATCATCTTCAGATATTGAAAAACTTACATACGTCTTCAATGCTATAAAAAATAGAGGATGTTCACTACCAAATATTTGTGTTGATGTTGCTAATGGATATAGTGAAAAATTTGTCAAAACTGTAGCACATATAAGAAAATTATATGAAGAAATAGTTATAATGGCTGGTAATGTAGTTACTCCAGAAATGGTAGAAGAACTTATTCTTCATGGCAGGGTTGATATTGTAAAGGTCGGTATAGGTCCAGGGTCTGTTTGTACTACAAGATTAAAAACCGGCGTAGGATACGCACAGGTATCGGCCTGCTTGGAATGTTCTGATGCTGCTCATGGACTTGGTGGACACATTTGCGGTGACGGTGGTTGTAAACACGTTGGAGATATATGCAAGGTATTTGGTAGTAACGCTGATTTTGCAATGTGCGGAAATTTCTTTGCAGGATGTGAAGAATGTGAAGGAGAATGGGAATATGAATTTAAATGTAAAAGAGCTGGGTTAACATCTGAATTTTGGCAATCATTCAACCCAGGCTATGAAACAGAAAAAAGAAAAACTAAACTTAAATTCTATGGCATGAGTAGTAAAGAAGCTATGGAAAAACATAACAATGGAGTTGCAAACTATAGAACTAGTGAAGGAAGATGTGTTAGTGTTCTATATAAAGGTCCAGTTCAAGATATTCTATTAGATATTTTTGGAGGACTAAGAAGTGCTTGTACATATATTGGAGCTTCAAAAATAAAAGACTTTGGTAAGAAAACAACTTTTATAATGGTAAACAATACTCACACAAAAACATATGACAAATGAATATAAATATATCTTCTCCAATCAATAATACCGGCTATGGTGTCGCCTCATTCAATATTCTTAAAGAAATCTCTAAAAAAAGTAAGGTATCTTATTTTCCAATATCTAATCCTGGCGTCAGTAGTCAGCAGGAATATGATTTTATAATGTCGTTGGTTGATAACTCAAAACAATTCGATGTAGATGCTCCATTTTTAAAAATTTGGCATCAGTTTGATTTACTTAGTCATATTGGTAAAGGTAAATATTATGGTTTCCCATTTTTTGAACTAGATACTTTCAATGATTTTGAACGAAGAAATATGGAAGTACCAGATGTTTTGTTCGTTTCCAGTAAATGGGCAAAAGATGTTGTTATCAAAAATGGTATAAAAACACATGTTGAGGTTATCCCACTAGGAGTAGATAGATCAATTTTTGATTCATCTTTGTATAGTGATAATTCATCGGATGAATATGTATTTTTAAATATTGGTAAATGGGAAATAAGAAAAGGTCATGATATATTAGCTGCATTATTTAAACAGGCATTTCCAACAGAAAAAGATGTCAGATTAAAACTTTTGGCATCTACAACCACCAATAGCTATTCATCCAAGGAAGAAGTAAAACAATGGAAAAAGCTTTATGGAGCAGATAATATCACTATCATTGATGGTCTCCCATCGCACCGTGATGTTGCTCAATTAATGGCTCAAAGTAATTGTGGAATTTTTCCATCCAGAGCAGAGGGATGGAATCTTGAACTATTGGAAATGATGTCTCTGAACAAGCCTGTGATAGCTACTAATTATTCTTCTCATACTGAATTTTGTAATAAAGATAATTCCTATTTAGTAGAACTAAATGAAATAGAACAAGCATATGACGGTAAGGCATTTCATGGACAGGGAAATTGGGGCAAAATATCTCAGGACCAAAAAGATCAAATTATTGAGCATATGAGGTATGTTTATAAAAATAGAATCAACTCCAATATTGATGGTGTAAATACGGCTAAAAAATTCTCTTGGGAAAATACGGCCTCTATGATATTGGGGTGTATGTAATAATTAAGGAGAAATCTATGCCAATACCATCCAGACACCAAAAAGAAGATAAGCAAAAATTTGTCTCTAGATGCATGGGAGACAAAGTAATGAAAAAGGACTATCCTGATACCAATCAGAGAGTAGCTATTTGTCTATCTCAAACCAAAAAGAAAAAAAGTAAATCATCCTTGATGGACGAAATAGATAATAATTTTTTAACTAATCAATTATTAGCTAGTAATTGTTCTTGGAATGATGACTGGGATGAATTTATTTGGGAAATTGAAGCATCAGAAATCTTTGATGAAAATGAAAAATTAATAGCTACTGAAAAACCAGTTAAAGTAAAACTCAATAAACCACACAGAACACCAGATGGACCTAAGAAATTTAGTGTTTATGTGAAAAATGATAAGGGTAATGTGGTCAAAGTCAATTTTGGTGATCCAAATATGGAAATCAAAAGAGACGACCCAGCCCGAAGAAAATCATACAGAGCTAGACATCACTGTGAAGATCCAGGTCCAAGATGGAAGGCAAACTACTGGTCTTGCAAAATGTGGTCGAACCCTAACGTATCAGATTTAACATAGGAGACTATAATGTCAGAAAATAAAACTATTGATCAGCTACTAACAGAACAAAATCAAAAATCTATTGCACAGCAAGTCCAAGGATACTCATCCGACACTGTTGTAGCACTAATAAAACAGTCTTTAAATATTCACTGGCAACAAACAACAGTTCTAACAGCACAAGCAGAACATCTTGAAAGATGGGGATACAAGAAACTAGCAGCTATTTTTAAAGAAGATGCTATTCAAGAACAAACACATGCCGCAATTAATATCAAGAGATTAGAATTTTTTGATGAAGACTATCAGCCATTAGTAGTAAGTCCTCCTACTTGGAAAAGACACGACATGGTTTCGATGATTAAGTATAATCTTGACTCAGTAAGAGAAGCCTCTAAGGCTGAAAGAGCAACAATAGTAGCTGCAAGATCTGTTGGCGATGAAATTACTGCTCATATGTTTATTGAATTATTACAAGGTAGTGAAGATGGAATTGAACTATATGAGGGTTTTTTAAAACTCATTGAAGAAATGGGTATTGATAACTTCTTGACTCTACAGGTCTAAGATGATAAGTAGAGCAAACCAATTACTCAATATAGTCCAAGCTGCCATAGAGTGTCCACCAGCTACTCAAGACATATCTATTAATTTAGCTAATAGAAAAATTTGTGTAGATAAAGCAAATTATGGTCCAGCAAATCCAAATTTATTAAATCCAGAATTTTGGCAAGCTAAAGCAGATTTATTCAAAACATCTGTTGAGGAAGCCAAAACTATGAGATGTGGAAATTGCGCAGCTTTCATTATTAAACAAAAGATGAGAGACTGTATTGAGAAAGGAATTGCTTCTACATCTATAGACGAAGAAGATATTGTTCATGATATTATTTCACAAGCAGATCTTGGATATTGTGAATTATTCGATTTTAAATGCGCAGGTAGTCGCACATGCGATGCCTGGATAACAAATGGTCCACTAACTGATAAAGGGGTTAATAATGGATAGAATTCATAATTTGCTAAATGATGTTCAAGAGTCGCTCTCTGCCCAAAAAACATATGATGGTAAAAAAAGAAGTGAATTAAAAGATAGTGATTTTCTATTTCCAGAAACTCGTTCTTTCCCAATAGTTAGCCCCACAGATGTTCAGGATGCTATAAATAACTATGGAAGAATGAGTGGAGACATGAGTTATGATGTCTTTCTTCGTAAACTATATGATTTATGTAAGAGAAAAGGCCCAGAGTTTGTGGCCGCTTTGCCAAAAGCAAGCAAGGAAAAACTAGGAATCAAATCAACAAAGTCTTGTATGCAGAATCAAGATAGATTTGCTGTAGGAGATAGTGTTGAAAATATAAATACTTCTTGTATTCATTATGGAAGCAAAGGTATAGTAGAAGATTTAGAAAACTTACCTCATAATATGGGTCATGTAATAGTATACAAAACTACAAATATGGGGCCAACATGGAATAAAGATCAAATATTAAAGAAAACTCCATCTCAATTAGTAAAAGCCAGTATTCAGATGCAGCAGCATAGAGAACCATCAATGACCATAGATGATCAGACTAATACTAATGATATTACTTCTGAAAATATCGATGAGCCAACAGTAATTAATCAGCCAACTAATATCAATGAACCTATGGATAATGCCGACTTACAGACAAATCCTGATGATACTGCTCTTGACCAATATAAAGATGAATTTTTAGAAATGGTAATTTCTGCTTTAAAAGCAGTAACAATACAAGCATCATCTATACTAGAACAAATTAATGATCCGTCTGTATCCGAAAACTTGACAGAACCTTGGCTACAGAGTAAAATCACACTCATCAGAGATTATATGAGTACGGTCCACGATTTTGTCATGTTCTATGACTCAGAAGACGATAGTGAAGAGACAGAAGCAGCACGAAAGGAAATAGATCGTCATCGCAAGCATCATCATAAAGAAAAACCAACAACTAAAATCTCATATAGAGTATTACCTGCTCTTATTACACATATTAATCCATCTCATGATGAACATCATACTGAAGAGCCACACGAAGAACCCAATGAAAATCAACAACCAACAAACAATACCGATGATGCCCCAAGCGACCCCCCATCAGCACCATCTAGCCCAGCAGCACCATCTAGCCCAGCAGCACCAGCTTCGGAAAAACCAGGATTATGGGAAAATATTAGAAAGAAAAAACAAAGAGAGGGAAAAAAATATAAACCAGCTAAACGTGGAGATCCAGATAGACCATCTCCGGAACAGTGGAAAAAGTTGACCAAGTGATAATGTCGATTGTATAAGTAACTAAGGATTAGGAATTAACTCAAAGGAAAACAATGATAAAAGAATATGATAGTCTAGACACGTATCTTAATTTAGCAAAAAAAACTATTTCTAAATTTGGATCAAAATTTTATTCTGGTCTCTCAAAAGAAATGTTACAAAATAGCGATGCTGTATCAGATGTTGCTACTGCTATTATGTATGCAGACTGGAGATATGATCCAGATAGGCCAGGTAAAAGCGGAGAAAAAAAGACTCTCTACTCTTATAGGAATCAGTGTGCTCTTTGGGCAATCAAAACATATATCAGCAAGAAATATAAGAAATCTAAAAATATGAGTTTAGATTTTGACTATAATGAAGATTCAGAATCATTAAATTCTCATATTGCAGATACTCGTGTTCAGACTCCAATAGACTGTTTGATTGAAAAAGAGTCACAAGAAAATTTATTTAAGGACATCTTTGATCTGCTAGATAATAAAGTTTTATCTGATAAACAGAAAGAACAAATTAGGCTTTACTATATTCAGAATGAAACTCTCTCTTTTATTGGTAAAAAATACGGGGTGTCTAGAGAAGCAGTAAGACAGAACATTAAACGCGGTCTGGAGATCATTAGACAACATGATAAATGCGAAGCTTAATCTAGTACTATTGTTATTAAATGAAGAGACATTCAAATATCACATAGTCTCTTCATCTGAAATATCTGTGGTTCTTCCTTCTATAGATATAGGAGAATTTCAAGATATAGATGCAAGTATTAGATTACTACTAACTAATCATTTAAATATTACTGAAGAAGAGTCTATGAATTTTGAGTATAAGCTTATGGATATTAGTATACAAGATACTTTGGGTATTTACTATTTCACAGTTGTATCTCATGATATAGACACTATTAATTCCTACAAGTTACCACTGAAACAACATGAATTTAATTTACCAAATCTTTCGAAGATTTTACAGCGTCTTCAATAAGAAACCAAAACCAGCTCAGAATGATATTTTAGATAATACTAAATATGTTTCTGGGATTGTATTTAAAATTACAGAAAATCTAGAATTAGACATAGGATGTGTTCTCCCGGATTTACACAATTATTCAACAGACGAAATTTCTGATTTAGCTGAAAAATATGCTGAGTTATTAATTATGATCAATAATGGTATTTTTAAAAATCAGATTTTTGATATGTTAAATACCAAAACAGAGTCAATAGACTGTAAAGATAAAGATAGACTATTTATCAATAACGTATTATCTTTTGATAAAATATTAAATCAAGAACTAAGTAAAGTAATTAAAAATAATAGGCCTTTAATTAGACCAACATCAGTGTTTAAAAATTTATAATTGTGATAATTATCGCTTTCGCCTATAATATAGGGGTGTATTCTTATTGTATATAAAGGAATTTCTGATGTATGATTCAAACACTATAGTATGGGAAAAATGGATAGATCCATTTAGCATAGATGACCAGATTGAAAATACTATAGAAAACGCAGAGCCAGAATTCTTGGAAGATGACCATATCGAAGAAGAGAAAAGTAATACTACACAAGAAAGTCCTCATCATACATTTAAGCACTTTAAAGCAGTTGCTACTCCAATGGGAATAATACCAATAAATGAAGAAGCAACTAGTGGTAAAGTATTTAATTTTTGGGTGGGTCATGCTAATTTTAATATAACTAAGCCTATAGCAGAAGTAATAGAAAATACTGATGGTGTTGAGACATTAGATATTTTTACTCGTTATAGATTTAGAATATCTGTAGGTAAAGCATTTGATGATTCCACTGTAATGAGGAGTATCAACAGTAAAGTCTATACAGAGCTAAACAATGCAAAATATTAACAGTATAGATTCTGAATTACAAACACTGCATTCTTATAATGTGGACGTTAAAAATAGAGAAGTCTATCTACACTCATATCTATCTGATTCTGATGTTGAGCCGGGAGTTGACTATCGTGTTGCTGTTAATTTTGAAAAAAATCTTCGATATTTAAATCTTCTATCGAATGATCCTATTTTAGTACATATGCATTTACCAGGAGGAGACTGGGAAGATTGTATGGCTATTTATGATACTATACAAAAGTCTAAATCAAAAATAGTTATGCTCGCATATGGAAAAGTTCAGTCTGCTAGTAGCGTAATATTGCAGGCTCCTAATCTTAGAATAATAATGCCAAATGCAAATATACTAATTCATTATGGTTCTATTAGTTTAGATAGCGAACATAGTAAAGCAGCTGCTAGCAGTTTAAGATGGAATGAAAAAGAGTGCGATAAGATGATTGATATATTTGTGGATCGGTGTATGCAAAGTACATTGGCTCAAGAAAAAAATTGGAAAAGAATGATGGCAAAAAAACATATTCAATCACAATTAGCTAGTCAATGTGACTGGATATTGACTGCTCAAGAAGCTTTGCATTATGGTTTTGTTGATGCTATTATTGGAGATAAAAGATATCCAAATATTGATTCTCTCAAAAAAAAATAAACAACTATGATTATTGAATATTCTTTCTATGATATAGCATCAAATGATACAGAAACTAAGACCAACATTAGTGAAGCGGCCACATTTAAATTAGATTCAATATCAGTTCTTCCCTTCAATCTAAAATTAGCAAAAAATATACTTGGTACCAACTCAGAGACAGCACTCTCCTGCCCAATAGATTATCCACTGGGTATAATGGATTCAAAATCTAGAAGTGACAGCATATCATTTGCCATAAAAAATGGTGCTAAAATTATAGATATGGTATGTCCTGTTTATCTATTATGCAATCGCAAGTATGATAAATTCAAGGAAGATATAAAAATTAGCCAAAATATGTGCTTAGATAGTGGAGTCTTATTAAGATATATTCTAGAGTACAGAGTATATTCCTACGAACTACTATATAAAGTTGCTCAAATTTTACTTGAGCACCAAATTGGAACAATCTACCCCTCAACAGGTTATCTTATAGATAATATAAGCGATAATATTTTAGCGTGTGCTTTGATTAATAAGAAAATCCCAGAAATCAATATTATTTCCAATGCTAATTTCTGGAATGACAGCCATGCAGAATTATCTCTAAAAGCCAATTTATTTGGTTTAAGGGTTAATTCTATTAATGCTTTGAATATATTATACAAAAATATGCCAAAATAAGCACTCTAGGTGTAAATAACACTATTCCGTAAACCCTTTAATGGAGAGAAAATAATGGCTACAGCAAAATCAACAGGTGTCGCATACACTGTTCCACCAAATACTAAGAGTAGTGGAGCACTTAATAATCATGGTTCTGCCGCTAGAGTCGGCTCTACTTCGTCTGTTCTATCAAATGTTGTTGTCAGCAGAGATCAAACTGTTGTATTTGGCTCAACAGTAATTGATGATGCTTATTCAAATAAGGCCGTTAGTGCTGGAACATTTAGATATAATGATCAGCGTCCAGTTGGTATGAGAGTATCAAGCACACTAGCCGGTGTCAGCAACACCTCATTACGCAGTGGCGCTGGTGTTCCTGCCCAAACTCGCAGTATCAATAAGAGAGAAAGTTTCAGAGTAGTAAAAACAGCAAGTGGTATCAGAGCTAATAAGTATAATAGATATACTAATACTTGGGCAGAAGGATATCCACAAACTGGAACAGAAACTCCAGGAACAGATACAGCAGCAACTCCGACAAGAAGTGCTCCTGGTCAGCTCACTTATAAGCTTGGTCAGCCAGTTCCAGTATCAAATAACGACTATAAGGCCAAGACTGGCTGATAATTTATTAATTTAATGTTAACGACATGATAAGCCAATGATACGCTGAGTGTCGTTGGCTTATTGTCTTATTATGGAGATATTAAAATGAGTGAATCTAATATTAGTCACGTATGGCAAATTCTTGCTACCACTAGTATGGGCATTATAGTTACACTAATAACATTCTGGGCTATGGTTATTAGGAACATGGTTAATAAATCAGAAATTGAAAATTTAATACAGACACACTCCCCATATTTGCAAGATAGACAGTTTATAATGGAGAGACTAGCAAGTAATAAGGAAACACAAATAGCATTTGCTAGTGCTCTCCAAAAAAATAGTGAAGTAATGAATGAACTAAAAATACAATTGGTTCTTCTTAGTAAAACATTGGAAGCGCTAGAAGAGAGAATAGAAAAATCTAATTAGGACTATTTATGGTACCAAATGGAATTTCTATTCCTATAAAACTAGAAAATCTAAAAATATGTAATGACTATTCTATTAATATTAATGGAATATATAACTATACAGATATTCTAATATCTCCATCCACCATCTCTTTCAAAGCTTCATCGGATTCTCAAACAATAACTCCAATAGTTTTTCTTTGTCCAGGAAATTATTGTTTTGACCAAAATGATCAAATTATTCTAACTATCACTGCTAATAATATTACAGATAAATTAGTTTCGTCTGAAAATCTTATCTTAAGATGTAATAATTATCAACCTTGTTTGGCTGGAACTGTTCCAATTCCAAGTTTAACTCCAACAGCTACTCCAACAGCTACTCCAACAGCTACTCCAACAGCTACTCCAACAGCTACTCCAACAGCTACTCCAACAGCTACTCCAACAGCTACTCCAACAGCTACTCCAACAGTTGCTCTTACGAATACCCCAACGGTTACGCCTACTCCAACAATAACTCCAACACCGGGCGGTCCAACAAATACTCCAACGCCAACTCAGACAAGAACATCTACTCCGACCCCTACTCCGACACCAACAAGAACTGCCACTCCAACTCCGACACCAACAAGAACTGCCACTCCAACTCCGACACCAACAAGAACCGCTACTCCAACTCCGACATCTACTCCTACACGAACACCAACGCCAACGCCAACAAGTACTCCTACTCCAACACCAACAATTACTCCTCTTCCTCCTGCGGGTACTCCGACGCCTACTCCAACACCAACAATAACTCCGACTCCAGGAGGCCCAACAAATACTCCAACTCCAACTCCAACAATATCTCCTACTAGAACTCCTACTCCAACACCAACAATCACTCCAACACCAGGCGCTCCAACAAGTACTCCAACACCAACGCCAACAATTACTCCTCGCCCTCCTGCTAATACCCCAACTCCAACTCCAACATCCACACCAACAGGTTTTAAGAGTATAACATTTGCTTCATATGGATGGTATTCCGCTTATCGAATAAATCCTCCTTTAAATAATTCAATAACATATGGAATATTAAATGCGGGCACTGCAGGAGAACCAAGTTTTTATGGAACATACGACCAAGATGGAAATACTTTTGAATATATTGAAGATATAATAAACTTTACAACCTCCCCAGTTTCTAGTAGTTTAGGTAAAACCAGGATGGCTATTGGTGGAAATATATTAGGTTTTCCTTTCACTCGAAATGGTTCAAAAGCTTATTATTTTAATCAATCTATTCAGATATCAAGAGCATTAAATGTTTCTAGTACTCTATCTCTAAAAGATCAGTTTAATACTACTTCTCCTTTATTTATTTTTGACTCTTTAACTTCTTTTAGAATAATCAGAACATCTGCTCCTCCAACCTCAGAAGCAAATCAATGGGCCTATGTGTCAGATATTAATAATTCTTCTGATATCGAAGATAAATATCCTACATTCTCAGATAATAGTATAAGTCATCCAAGACTAGGATCTGTAGGATATGAATACTGGATTAAAAAAATACCTGTTACGCAAGGAGAATTTGTAAACTATTTAAATATTGTTGATCCTCTCGGATCTAATTTCCTAAATATGAAATATCATAGAACAGGTCAAGAGATGAGCTCTACAAATGTACTATATTCAGGTAACTGGTATTATGGAAATTATATAGAATGCAATGTTAGTAGAGCAGCAGGATCAAGATATTATATAGCAAGAAATAACAGTATAAATAAACCGGTTTGTGGATTAAACTGGACACATGCAGCAAGATACTGTAATTGGATAACTAATGGAGCAAATGTTTCTGCTAGTACTGAATCTGGAGCTTATACAATAAAAGACGAATTTGCCTCATTCAAAATGACTAGAACAAACTCATTGGTATGCGCTATACCAACTTTTAATGAATGGTATAAGGCGGCTTATTACAATCCTATCTATAATAGATATTTTAAATTTGCAACGCAAAGCGATAGACTGCCTCAGCCTTGTGGAGTTGATCTGAATACTGAAGATGGAATAGCATCAATAACAACAAAACATCTATATGTTCATTTTCCAGGAGTTTAATAAAGAATAATGGAAGAAGAATTAGAATTACATAATATCATACATAATATGTATAGAGAAAATGAAAATATACATTCCATAGGTTATGGACTAAAGACTATTGGGGGAGTAGAAACATCTGACTATGGATTAATATTTCATGTCTTTGAAAAAAAAACAATAGCAGAATTAAGTCCTAATCAAATAATACCTCCAAGAGTCGAAATTAATCAACAAAATTTTATAACAGATGTTGTAGAGGAACGAGAACTCCCAATATTCATAGGTTGTTACGACTGGAATCCAGGACAAAAAGTTATAGATGGATGTCCTTCAGGTTATACTTGTTATAATAGCGGATATTTAGCGTCAGCAGAACAAAATTTACACAGAGTCGAATCTAGACCTATAATGGGCGGTATCTCCATAACAGAATATAGTAAAAGCCCTGGATCGCTCGGGACTATGGGGCTTTTGGTAAGGGATAATGAAGACAATTCTATTGTAGCTTTAACTAATACTCATGTCGTTACTAGTTGCAGACTAGACCCTCTTCAAAATACAAGATTTTATACAGAAAATCATCTTGATTCTCCTGTAGTTCAACCAGCATATTACGAAACATGGGATGGTACTCCTGGATCTTTGCCTTCCATTCCTCTTTCAAAAAGAATAGGTCAAGTTAAAAGATGTAGTTTCTATAATTATGGGGTATTGTATTTTGCTGGAGGAGCTACCCTATTTATAGATGCTGCTTTAGTTCACATAGATGCTGGAGTTATAGATTCATCATCGGCTAATATTAAAGGCTTCGAAAGTTTTGGTCCTCTCTCTTTTGCTACAAAATCAGAGATAGATGGATTACTTACTAATAATATTTCTTTATATATTAGCGGAAGAACAACAGGAGCTAAAGGAGGTAGCTCTTGTAGAATTTCTGTCAAAGAAAATATGTTTGTACAGGCTTTATTTCAACAAAAATGCGGTATAGATACTTTGTCTTCTTTTTCTATCAACTTTTATGATGTCTTAAGAATTAGATACGATTCGGGAGATCAGGGGGTGGTTGTTCCTGGCGATTCTGGATCTGTTGTTGTTGGTGATTTTTCTGGAATAAAAAAAATAGTTGGTTTAATTTTTGCCGCAGGAGGTACTAATTATACAGATGGAATTTTTTGTAGAATAGACAGAGTTGCATCTGAAATGAATATATCTGCTTGGGATGGAACTAATATAATTAATTCTGATACTAGTAAATGGCAGTATCTTGATAGAGATTTAATAATACCAGATCCTGAAGTTTTTAATTTTAACGAAGACTATCTTCCTCGTTATACTATTATAGATAATGGGAAAAAATATTGGAGAATAGGTTCTATTTCTTCTTCGAGTACTATTCCTCCCACACAGACTCCAACACCAACCCCAACAGCAACAGCAGTACCTCCAACAGCTACTCCAACCCCAACGCCAACAGCAACAGCAGTACCTCCAACAGCTACTCCAACACCAACCCCAACAATAACTCCAACACCAATCCCAACATCCGGACCTTGGGGAACTGCTAATACCAATTGGAATAATGTTGGATTCAATGGAAGTGGAGTGTTTTCTTCTCCATTTACCTCGACTACAATAACGACACTTCCAACAACAAGAGTTGTCAATTCAGCAGGATATATACATTATAGTTGGGATTCTATAGCTACTAGTGATTGTCAATATGATAATTTTGAAATTTTAGTTTCAGGATTAGCAGGAACCAATTCAAGTCAATGGTCATGTGAAGGAGCAGTAAACGAAAGTAAGGTCGTGGCTTCTGGAAATACTTTATATTTAAATCCAGACTCAACAACAACATTTAGTAATCTCAAAATTTGGTGGTCTCAAACCTAATAACTAATCAAATTAATAAAAATGGGTCTTTTTTTTGGTGTATGATTATAAGACACAAACTCTCTAATTTCAGGAGAAATTTATGGCAAGACCATTTACAGATATTGCACGAATTAATGATAATTTACCAATTAAAAATGGTACATTAATTGTTTCGTCTACAAAAACAGGTTCATATAGTACATACGATAGATATGTGCTTAATACTCCGGTTATCGAAGATATTGCTTCAAAATATGGTAATAGATTCTATAATGGCATTTTTGTTACATTAACTGGCGACCAAACAATAGTAGGTGGATAATGAGTATTAAAAGAATAAACGAATTTCCAGAAGGTAGTGGATCATTAAGTGGTGATGATATATTTTTATTCATGGATAGTCCATCAGCTAGCGGAGTTACTAAAAAAATATCCCTATCTGAACTAAGTTCTTTTGGGGCAGTCGTTGATAGATTGGTCAAGGACGACAACTCTGTTATTCTTGGAACAAATGGTAGTTTAACATTACCTAGCGGTAGCATACTAAGTGAAACAAATAATACACTATCCATAATGCCCCCCACAGCATTGGCTGGGCAGAGTTTGGTGATTCGTGGAACCAGCCCCACTGGAATTACTTCCGATCATCCTGACGGGTTTGCTGCAGGGGATACTATAACAATAACTGTAACTCCTAATAATGGTAATGTGGTAACCGGAACAGTAGATTATACATTCACCGGTGATTTTGGAATTGGAGAATTAGGTAATGCAACAACTGGCACGTTGACGTTTACCTCACAAGCTGACCAGACAGTAACTTGGACAGTGCCTGCAGAAAGTAGCATGACTACATTTACATTTACACTTAGCAATGCGTCAGGGTTTGGGCTCGGTGGTTTAACATCGCTTACATTGACAGGAACTGGCAGTAGTGAAGATAGTCATGTTCACCTAATATCAGGAGATCCTTCAACAGTTGATATTTATTTGGGTGATGATGATCAATATGTTAAAATAGAAAAAAATGGTGGAGATGTTATTGTTGGCACCAATTTAAACACTCATCTCTGGACTTTTGGTACAGACGGAGAACTAACATTGCCAGCTAGTGGTAGTATCACATTCCCAGATAATACAACTCAAACTTCTGCTGGTATACCTAGTAATACTGGATTAGTTACAAATTCAACCAGTATTAGTAATATAGTTAGTATATCTCAAGCTAATTATGACGCTTTAGGGACAAAAGATCCTAGTACATTATATGTAATTCAATAATTAAGGATCTCTCATGGCAGATTTTACAATAGAGTTCTGGACAAAAATCTCTGGTAGTCAACAGACAAATTTTTTCAACATAGGATCAGATACCTCTTTCTCATATTCTGCTCCTATATTTACTCTAAAGCTTGCTGGTAGCACCAAATCTTCATTCAGCTATAGTATGCCTCTTAATACTTGGACCCATGTTGCTATTGTTAGATATGGCACAACAGTCAGAGTATATATTGGAGGAACATCAAGGAAAACATATCTTAATACTTCAGATAATATTCTTGATGGGTCTGGTATTTTAACAATTGGAAATGCTAATATCCCAGACTTACAAAAAAATGTTAGAGGATATATTTCTAATTTCCATGTAGTTAATGGACAGGCACTATATACAGGAAATGGTTATACTCCATCAACAGCTATCCCAACACCAATTTCTGGACAGTCTGTATTGTTAATGGATTTCTATGATAATAATACAAGATTTTTAGAAGATATTAGTACTAATCCAATTACTAAAAGCATATCCAGTGCTGGATCTTCATTTAATTCTGATAATCCTGCAGGATCAGGCAATCCTGGAAGTTCTGATTTTGGGTCTTCTGGGTCTTTTAATAGAATCACAGTATCTAACGATGGAAACTTTGCTTTTGGTGCGGCAGGAATAAATCCAACACCAACACCAACACCTACATTAACACCTAGTCCTCCTACAGCTACTCCTACGCCAACACCAAGTTCAACACCAACAGTAACGCCACTTCCTCCCGCCAATACTCCAACGCCAACTCCAACTGTTGGTCCAACAAGTACACCAACAACAACTCCAACAAATACTCCTAGTCCAACACCAACAGTCACTCCACTACCCCCAGCTAATACCCCCACGCCTACGCCGACACCAACTGAGGGTCCGACAAGTACGCCAACCCCTACCCTAACAGCAACGCCTAGTCCAACCCCAACTATCACGCCACTTCCTCCTGCAAATACTCCAACGCCAACGCCAACACCAACCGAGGGTCCGACAAGTACTCCAACTCCTACTTTAACGGCAACACCAAGTCCAACGCCAACTATTACTCCGCTACCTCCAGCTAATACGCCAACTCCAAGTCCAACACCAAGCCCAACACCAACAATAACTCCGCTACCCCCAGCCAATACTCCTACTCCAACACCAACCGTTGGCCCAACAAGCACTCCAACCCCCACACCCTCTGCTTCATATTCATATACAATAAAATATAGAGAAGCAGATGGTTCAAATAATAAGTATGGTTGGGCTGATAATGAAACTGCATGTACTTTACAATCAAATGGGTGGGGAGAAATAACCATATACTCTCCAAGTCCAACATTTACTAATGGTATGAGTTTTTATTTGGATTCTTCAGGATCACAAATTGTTAATGTAGTTGCAAATCAATATTACTATTATTCAAATGAAAATAAATCATTCATGTGGGTTGCCGGAAATACTATTTCAAATATAACGGCTTGTAATAGTTGTGACTCAATTACTCTAGTTGGTCTTAATGCTAACACAACATCAAATTCTGCAATTAGCACCCACGGAGGAGGATGGACAGCATCAGCATATTCTACAGAAACTTATAGTAATCCAGTTTCAGTAACATTTAAAACATCAGCAAGCGATAATTATTTAATGGGTGGATTTTCTTATAGTCCAACCTCAAATGCAGAAACCTATATCAATACAACCTATGGTCTCTATATACAACCAGGATTTTTAGAGATATATGAATATGGTGGTCAGGTTAATGTTCCAGGATCTATTACTAGATCAGTAAATGACATATGGAAGGTTGATTATGATGGAACAAATGTTAAATATTACCAAAATAATACTTTAATTTATACCTCATCAAATACAGTAAATCAACCATTATATGTATTTTTCCCACTTTTAACAGGCGGTGAAGGAGTTACTGATATTTGTGTTAAAGAAATAATTCCAACGCCTACTCCAACACCTACTCCAACACCTACTCCAACGCCGACACCAGGTAATCCAAATGATCTAATATTTGATTCAAATTACTTGGGAGATTTTATCTTATTAAGTAATTATGATTGTACAGCTTCGTTTACCTCTGATAATAATGAAAACGAAACGTCTATTTTAACAAACTACCGAATAAGTGATGGACAAAAAGTAGTTTTCAGCATGGTGTCTAAATATGGAAATCGAGATGATTATACTGGGGTTGGAATATCAAATCATGATTTTGACGTAAATGACTATATAGGAGTTGATACTAATTCTATAGGATTTTATGATAATGGAGATGTTTGGTATGATGATAATAATATAATAAATTTAGATTTAGAATTTAAAGAAGATAATAATATTATAGACGTTGCTGTGGATAGGCTTAATAATCTGATGTGGATTAGGGTAGACGGAGGATATTGGAATGGTGATGAAACACAAGACCCAGAGACAGCATCGGGAGGAATAGATATTTCTGGTATCTCTGGAGATGTTTATCCTGGTGCTAGCCCATATGCTCATGATAATGTCTTCGGTCAAATTTCTATTAATAATGTAATATCTAATCCTCCATCAGGATTTACTGTATTAAAAAGTTCACATACTCCTACTATCAATAGAAGATTTTCTTGTAGGTTTGATCCCAATAAGCTTGGAGAATTTGTAACTTTAAGCAATAATAATAATACTGTAAATTCAACTATAGAAATTGATAATCAAGATTATGGTGGAAATGCTGTTGTAAATTATGATATTCAAATTGGTAGAAAAGCATTATTTAGCATAGTAGTAGATCGGGCTGCTCTGTATTCGGAAATAGGTATTGTTAATAATGTTTTCCATCCGAGATTTACAGGAGAAGACCCATATGCACCATATCTTTCAAATACTATCAACGGAGGAGCACTAGTAAATAGTGGTGGTCAACTTCAAGAGATGAAAGTCATAATACCTTCTTCATCTACAGATATTGATACCGGACTACCCTATCTAAATGATGGAGACATTGTTGATGTTGCTGTTGACAGAGAAAATAATTTAATCTGGTTCAGAGTAAATGATTCAGACTGGAATAATGATCCAACCCAAAATCCAATAACAGCTTCTGGTGGATTTGATATTTCTGGCATATCAGGAACAATCTATCCTGCAGTATTTGCTTATTGGGATAGTGTAATGAGCATTAATCTTACTCCATATTCTTTACCAGGATTTGATACAATATATGGGGTTAATAGCATAATCCCTGCTGATAGTCAAATATATTTAAGTGATTCTAATATAACTTCTATTAAATTGGGAAATGATGACGTTTCTAAAATATTTTTAGGAGATGTTTTAGTATTCGGAGGTGGCTCTGGCATCTGTCTTAATTCAACTTCTAATGTTAAAATGACAGGATGGGTTTCTGGTGATAGAATTCTTGCCCCTATTGGATATGCTCCTTGGGGACGTGAAACTTATACCTACGGAAATGAAACCGTTCGTTATGAAACTGGTTTATGGTTGTATACAAATACGACAAACGGAGAACTTGCTAGAGCATATAGTTACGCAAACTGGCCTTGGCTAGTAGATTGGCCGACCCCGTATGCTGCTGAAAAAATCTGTGCTTCTCCAACCCCAACTCCAACCCCAACTCCGACACCAACTCCAACGGAGACACCTACTCCAACGGAGACACCTACTCCAACGGAGACACCTACTCCAACGGAGACACCTACTCCAACGGAGACACCTACTCCAACGGAGACACCTACTCCAACGGAGACACCTACTCCAACCCCA